ATTCGCATATAATCTATTTTGGTTTCTTTCATACGCTTCATCGGTATGAGATTTAATATCATTGTGACCTTCTACGCCGGCACCCTGAGTTCCACTTTGTTCATTTTCTTTAACTTCATCCGATTGCTGAAATGTATCTTCATCATAACTTCCTTCTGGTGAATTAGGATTAAATTCCATTTCTTCAGTTTCTTCTTCGGAATCTTCATAACCATCATTATCAAATTCTTCATCTTCTTCTTGGCCACCAGATTCTATTCTTTTCTTCTCTGCTTCTTCGGATTGGTCTTTCATAAACTTACCAATTCTTAGTGCGAGCTCAATCACATCATCATAGGTTTGTGTTGATTCAATTTCTTTTAATAAGGAAGTTTCTTCTTCATTGAATTTAATACCTTGAGTGGGTCCGCCTTTGCAGAAAAGATTAACACGGTCAATAAAGTTTAGTGTATTCATATCAACACCTTCCGTACCAAAGAAATCTTTTGCGATTAATTCGGAATAACCACGGACAAATGAGGCACGAATACCAGGATATTTGTTTTTGATTTTACGCTCAATACGGGAATCTTCCAATACATTCATCAATGACATTGGCAATTTTAATTCTAAGGCTTTTCTTATGCCTTCTTCTGGAGTATATAATGCATGGCCAACTTCGTGACCACATAATAGGTCATAAAGATAACCAGAGATATTATTATCTAATATTGGTAATGTTAAAATACGATTCTTAACATCAAACATAGCAGTTGCCACTTGCCGTTGTTCAACGATAAGATTTTCTGTGGCCATCAATTTGGCAAGTAACGATTTAGATTCTATAAGTTCCATGTATTCTCCGAGTTAATAGAACCATTATACAGGAACCACGGTCGGTGTCAACCATGGTGTTGTTTTCATACATCAGTAATCTATACCAAAATAACGGCATAGTATTTCTTCAGTTTGGTAACCTTTTTTCTCTACAATATTTACACATTTATATATTAATAGTTCCGCAAAGGTATCAAGTATGCCATCAATGTCCTCTGGATCATTTTCACTAATGGCAACTCTTTTTAACTTTTCAATTGCCGAGTTATTTTTTTTACTCGACATTTACTTGATTAAAACTGGTGTTAGCTGGAGATTCCACGGTAACATCAACTTTAGAATACAAGTCTAAGAATGCCGTTTTAGTTTCTTCATCAAAACGGTTAACACATAATGTAATGGCTTTCATCTTATCACCAAAGATTTTAAAAGCCTGTGCAATGTGTACCAAACGGCGAGTGGAGATAATCTCATCTGTTGCGCCTTGGCCAAATGATTGCCGAACTACATCAGCCCATTGTACCAGATTCTCAACGAATACTTGGTCATCAATTAATGGAGAAAGGATTTTCTTCTCTGTTTTAGCATCAGGATAATTCTGTTCAACAGTAATAGGAAACCGCTCTAGGAATGCATCATCTAAAATCTGTGATAGATATCTACCTTCATCACTACCACGACCTTTGGTGTTTGCTGTACATACAACATTGAAACCTTTAGCTGGATATACCATTTCGCCAGTTTTCTTATTGTAGTATGGTTTACCTTCTAAGATGCCTTGTAAGCATAATAGTTTATTTGAACCACGGTCAACTTCGTCAATCAACAATACTGTGCCACGCTTCATAGCGGTAATTACGGGGCCATCATGGTAAACTGTATTACCATTAATCAAAGCAAAACCACCAAGTAAATCGGATTCATCAGTTTCAATACTGATATTAACACGGACACATTCACGGTCTAATTCAGCACAAACTTGTTCGACCATCAATGTTTTACCATTACCTGATAAGCCAGTAATGAAGATAGGATAGAACATTTTTGTTTTTAGAATATTCCGTAAATCTTTGAAAAAGCCAAAAGGAACATAATCAGGATACTTAGCAGGAACAGAAGGCTCGTTATCATCAATCAATTTTGGTTGGCGTAACTGCACAACATTTTGATATGCTACTTCCATTTCAGGTTCTTCCTGTTTAATTGTTTCTGTTTTTGCAATCGTTTTACCAGATGATGGCACTTTGTAATATCCTCGACCATGGCGAAATTCGGATTTGGTTACTAACCAATAAGGATAAGGTGCGCCAGATTCACTTACCACTTCAGCAATACCGTCTCTAGTTACAACGGCATTATTGCCAAACATTCTCTCACAAGCCTCAACAAAAGACAAAGCATTTTTATTCATAATATAATTCCTAATCAAGTTAATCAAATAATACAACCATTATACACGAACCACCGTAGGTGTCAACCTTGGTGTTGTTTATTGGCAACACTCTTGTTCATTTGACGCATGGCCGCATTTAAATTGATAAGATGGATTGAACTATGTTCCCTTTTAACGGTAATAGTATCACCTTCTTCCCAATCACTTTCGGCAAGCAATTCTGGTGAAAATGTTAAAATACTATTTCCCGAGCCATCTTTGGCATTTTCAACTGTTGTTTGATAAATCATTGATACATCTCCTTGCGTTTTTGGTAGTCGGATAAATCCTCTTCCATTTGTGTTAAGTTAGCCCACTTCTTAGTGGCTATATCTAGGCGCCTCCAAGCAGGTATTTCACCATCATCTGTGATGGCACTAAGCCAAATATATTGGCCAGTTTGCGTATTTTGCTCATTCATGCTTTTTTCCTTCGGTTTTATCAAATATTTGCTGTGAAATTGATGTTGCCAACTCATCCGCCAGCTTCGGATTGAATTTTACTAAAAAATACGCAACATCATCAATAGGTAAGTGCTTCAAATTAAACATCACCGAGTCAATTCCTCGATAAATCTCTGTTTTTTCGTGTTCCATTAGCATTTTTATCTCCTCATGCTCGAAATTTCTCTTGCTTCTGTGTCGGTAAACACAGGAACTGCGTTGGACTTGTGCATTGTTGCAACTCCCTTCATTTTTGCGCCTGTGTAAGTATTTCCATCTACTGATTTTGTGCAAGGAATGAATCCTGTGTCCAAGGACGCATATTTTGGCGTTTCTCGGCCAGGTGGGATCCTAGGTGATGGAAAAGGCTTAGAAATATTCTTAGGAACGGCAATTATTCGTTTTCCTGAGATTTTATTGAGCGATTTGACCCAACTATCTTTTTGCTCTCGCTGAGCTTTAGATAATTTCTTTGGTTTGGATTTTGGAATATAACCGTATATCATCATAATAGAGTCCTTTCAACTAAGAAATCCATTATACGATACTACAGGCTATAAGTCAATAGGTTTGTTGTATCAAAACAACAAATTACCTTTTTTCTTGCATTTTGGTATTTTCGTCCATGCTTTTGAGGAAATCATCATAATTTTGATTTTTCAATTTTTTGATTTCTGCGTGTTCGTTGCGATGTTTGCGCTGAGGCATATATTTGTAATCATCATTGTAATCTTGGTTTTTACGGAACTTCCCTACAAATTTAGTCACCAATTTCTCCTATTTTATCGTTTCGAAATTTATACCTTTGAATTTAAATTCTGGTGTGTTGTTAAGATTTGCACCAGACACATAAGTTATGATTGCATCTGGATAACATATTTTTACAAGTTTGAGTAATTGCGCAATTGTGCCATCGGTATCATTGAACGAAAAAACTTCATCAACACATCGCAAACTGGTTAGTATTTCCTTGCGTGTATCATAATTATGCACAAAGCCACCTTGAGACCACAACATCCACCAATCTGAGTGTATTCCGACAATTAACCAGTCACCTTTCCTTCTACACTTCTTTAAGAAGTTTAGTTCTTCTAAGGACAACGGATCAAAAGAACCGCTGGTGACTATTATCTTGTCTTTTTCAATCATTTAAGGTAGTAGTTCTGGGAAAGCCTCTTTTATAAATTTATAATCTAAACCTTTCACACCTAAATCCTTTTGGAAAATACCTATGATGACTTCTGCTTCACGGGGTTCCAAAGATTCTAGTATTTGCAATAATAATTCATTCCTTTTTTGAGGTGTAAGCTTTTCAGCCATTTGGTCACCTTTTCTAAACATATACATTTTACGGAGCTGATTAGACAACTGCGCTGTTGAAATGCCAGGTAATGTATCTGTTGGTATTTTGTAATTATTAGGCATTTCATGCATCAGCCATTCTATTTGTGGATGATATGCCAATTCAAATACTTGTACCAATGTTTTGGATAGATTCTTCTCTATCACCAACATTCTTTCTTTCTTGTTTGTAGCCAACTCAAATTCATCCAATACTTCGAATATATTTTTCATCAAAACTCCTCAATTACATCCATTAAATTCTTTAGTTTATGTTCCATAAAATAGTTCAATAACTTTTGGCGAGATGCCGGTTTTGTATCATTATAGGTATTTATAATTGCTTCTTTAATATCAGGTGGTATTTTTGTGAGGTCAATCAATGTAGAATTTCTAGCATAATTGGTCTTATCAGTATCATTGTATTCTTCCACATTTTCCCACAAATACTTATCTATTATTGTTTTGGTTATTGGCTTCTGCCTCAAATCACGGACAAAACAATCTGACGGTGAAAACATATTGGGAATACCATCACCTTTATCACCACGGATAATCTTCTCCTTGA